CAGACCCACAATGGCGCTTCGCCTGATAGTTCCCCCCACCGCCCCCCCACCCGCCTAAGTGGCCGCGACCACCGTGTCACCCTATACAGTGTATTTCGCAGACATGAAGACCTAAAATTTCCAAACCCCCCCCATGCCTAAAATAAGCCCATACTAAAAATTTTTTATATAAAAATTTAAGCTCCCACCCAACCACCACCCCAACAAATTTGCGACATTTGCAATCTTAAAGATATACAGCTACACTATGCCCTAAACGTACCTCATAGGTAACGCGCATGGAAATTGACTTAACGCCCGAAATACTTGCGGCACCTCTAGGCTCAGGTGTGCTTCATTACACCCATGCGGAACTACAAGCCGCTGCTCAAGCTATGTTTAATTCAACCGAGTTCATAGAGACCTTTGGCACCCCTGCTGCCCCAACTGATGCTGATACCTCTAGCGCACGTAAAGTGATGCAAAAAGAAAAGAAGGTATCCGATATACACACGTCTGCCGCAGCAGTGCACCTAAGAGCGTTACTCACAGAATACGATGTGCAGATTGCTAAGACCGCTGCACAGATACGCACCTATGTAACGAACAGCCTTATCGAAGAGTCAGCCCCGGGGTCTAAGAACCGTATGCGTGCCCTTGAGATGCTAGGTAAGATTAGTGAGGTTGGGCTCTTTACTGAGCGCAGCGAGGTGACGATTAAGCACCAGACGACTATAGAGCTTGAGCAAAAGGTTAGAGAGAAGTTAAGTGCCCTGTCACTTAAGAGTGAAAACGTTACAGATATTGATGTTATTCAAACTGTAGACATAACAGAGATAAGCGATAAGTTGCTAAGTGTTACTGACATCATGTTAAGTAAACCAAATGCTGACTGAATCAGAGATTCAAACGTTGCTAGATAACGTGGGCAATATGAGCGAGCATGAGCTCGTAGAGGTATTATCTACATTAGAAGAGCTCGAAGCTAGAAAGGTTGCTAAAGCAAGACGTGATGACCTGATTGAGTTTTGTAGGCACATGGACCCAAGCTATAAAGTCGGTAAACATCACAGGCGGCTTGCTAATTTGCTCATGTCTATGGAGCGCGGGGACGAAGATCGTATTGGGGTGTCTATACCCCCGAGGCACGGTAAGTCTATGCTGGTGTCGATACTGTTTCCAGCGTGGTATCTAGGTAGGAACCCAGAGAAGTACGTGATGCTGGTGTCACACACCGCAGATTTGGCTACAGACTTTGGTCGTAAGATACGAAATATCGTAGATAGTGATTTATATAAAGAGGTATTTCCCTCGGTTAAGCTAGCGGTTGACTCAAAGAGTGCTGGACGCTGGAATACTAATGCAGGTGGGTCGTTTTATGCGTGTGGTGTGGGTGCAGCCTTGGCAGGTCGTGGTGCAGACTTCCTAATTGTTGATGATCCGTTCTCTGAGCAGGATATTTTAAACGGTAACTACGAAGTTTTTGACCGCGCCTACGAATGGTTTGCGTATGGAGCTCGAACCCGCTTGATGCCACACGGTAAAGTAGCGATTGTGCACACTAGGTGGCACCCCTCAGACCTAATAGGGCAGTTGGCACGGGATATGGTGCGCGTTGAGGGGATGGACAAGTACCATTTCTTTGAATTTCCAGCTATATTTAACGAAAATACCGATAGTGAGGTCGCTCTATGGCCTGAATTCTATGATTTAGAGGCACTGCACCGCACAAAAGCCTCCATGCCGCTGTTTCAGTGGAACGCGCAGTACCAACAGAGCCCCACATCCGAGGAAGGTGCGCTAGTTAAGAGAGAATGGTGGATGAGATGGGACAAGGATGACCCCCCGCCGTGTGAATACATAATCATGACGCTAGACGCTGCCGCTGAGAAGAATACCCGTGCTGACTTTACCGCTCTTTTGACGTGGGGTGTGTTCAGTGACGAGAAGTTGACCGAAGGGGCTAGCCACATCATGCTCCTTAATGCTATAAACGTGCGCGTAGAGTTCCATGAGCTTAAAACATTGGCACTAAAAGAGTGGAACGAGTGGAAGCCAGACTCATTTATTGTTGAGAAGAAGTCAAGCGGTACCCCGCTATTCCAAGAGCTACGCAGAACAGGTATACCTGTGCAAGAGTTCACCCCACATAGGGGCACGGGAGATAAGATAGCCAGACTTAACGCTGTATCAGATATTGTACGAGCTGGTATGGTGTGGTACCCCGCTGGGCGCAAGTGGGCAGAAGAGGTTGTAGAACAAGTAGCGGCTTTCCCAGCATCTGCACACGATGACTTGGTTGACTGTGTGAGTATGGCGTTGACTAGATTTAGAAATGGCGGGTTTATACGCCTAGATTCAGATGAGCGAGACGAACCGATTTATCGCCGCACTGCGGCTTACTATTAAGGATATATGATGGCAATGGAAAAAGGCTTATACGCCGCCCCAGTAGGTATGGATGCAGGGGACACACCTGATTTAGAGATAGAAATAGTCAACCCTGATATGGTTACACTAAGTGATGGGTCAGTAGAAATATCGCTTATGCCTGAAAAACAGTTGTATGACGGGGTAGAGTTCGATGCTAACTTAGCTGAGTATATGGATGATGGTGAGCTATCAGACGTAGCAGGTGAGCTAGTTGACGCTTATAACAATGACACAGCCGCCCGTGCAGACTGGGAGAAGACCTATACAGAAGGTATTAAGTTGCTAGGGCTTAAGTATGAGGAACGTACTGAACCGTGGGAGGGCGCTTGCGGTGTACACCACCCTATGATTGCTGAAGCCGCTGTGCGTTTTCAAGCAGAAGCTATTATGGAGACTTTCCCAGCCAGCGGTCCAGTACGTACAAAGATTATAGGCGAAATAACCCCTCAAGCTACAGATGCAGCAAACCGTGTGCGCGAGGACATGAATTATCAGTTGACTGAAGTCATGAAAGAGTATCGTGCCGAGCACGAGCGTATGCTGTGGAACCTACCTATTGCTGGTTCGGCGTTTAAGAAAGTATATTTTGATCCCACCTTGGGACGTCAAGTATCTATATTTGTACCTGCTGAAGATGTTGTTATACCTTATGGCATTTCAGATATTTCATCGTGTGGTCGAATCACACACCGTATGCGTAAGACAAAGGTTGAGCTAGCTAAGTTGCAAGAAGCTGGGTTTTACCGAGACGACGTGAATGTAGACAGCACACCTGTCATGCAAGCAGATGAAATACAACAAGCCAAAGATAGAGAGACAGGGTTCTCGGCCACATATGATGACCGCCCCCTATTGTTAGAGATGCACGTTGAGTTTGATTTACCCGGTTTTGAAGACAAGGATGAGGATGGGGAACCTACAGGTATCCCGTTGCCATATGTTGTTACGATACTGAAAGACACCAATGAAGTGTTATCCATCCGCCGTAATTGGGATGAGATGCCTGAAATTAGCGAGGGTAATGCAGGTGCACAAATTACCTATAAACAGCCTAACCAATACTTCGTGCACTACCAGTATGTGCCCGGCTTTGGGTCTTATGGCTTTGGTTTGGTTCACCTAATTGGTAACTCAGCTAAGAGCGCAACTTCTATTACACGTCAGTTAGTTGATGCAGGTACGTTATCTAACCTACCCGGTGGTTTAAAGACCCGGGGTCTGCGTATTAAGGGGGATGATACTCCCATCACTCCGGGTGAATTTAGAGATGTGGATGTGTCTTCTGGCACGTTGCGTGACAACATTATGCCGCTCCCATATAAAGAGCCCAGCCAAGTATTGATCACGTTGCTAGGTATTATCACTGAGGAAGCACGTCGCTTTGCAGCTACGCCAGATATGAAGATTAGTGATATGGGTGCTCAAGCACCTGTTGGTACCACACTAGCTCTCATCGAACGCAACATGAAGGTGATGTCGGCTGTTCAGGCTCGTATGCACTTCGCTATGAAGCAAGAGCTAAAACTCTTAGCGGTAATGATTAGGGATCACGCATCGCCTAGCTACGACTACAAACCAGATGAAGGTTCACGTAGATCACGTTTAGAAGATTACAGCCGTGTTGAGATTATCCCTGTGTCAGACCCTAACGCATCAACATTAGCGCAACGTGTTGTTCAGTACCAAGCTGTTATTCAGTTAGCTCAGATGGCACCACAGATTTATAACTTGCCTAAGTTGCATCGCCAGATGTTAGACGTATTGAGTATTAAGGATGCAGCAGAGCTCGTACCGCTAGATGATGATCAGAAGCCTACTGACCCAATCAGTGAAAACATGAACATCTTAAACGGCAAGCCAGTTAAAGCATTTATATACCAAGACCACGAAGCTCATATCCGTGTGCATATGGCGGCTATGCAAGACCCTAAGTTGATGGAGATTATGGGTCAGAACCCACAGGCTCAGATGTTAATGCAAGCAGCCCAAGCCCATATAACAGAGCACGTTGCGTTTGCCTATCGTGACCAGTTGCAGAAACAGATGGGTGTTACGTTACCTGAGCCAGATGCTGAGTTGCCTAAAGATATTGAAATGCAGTTATCACGTCTGTCTGCTGATGCCTCAGATAAGCTATTACAACGCCATCAAGCTGAAGCTCAAATGCAGAAGAACCAGCAAATGCAGCAAGACCCGATTATCCAGATGCAGCAAGCTGAACTTCAGATCAAGCAAAAAGAAGTGGATATTAAAGAGAAACAGATGATTAGTAATGCAGCCGCAGAAGCTGACAAGATAGCGTTAGATCGTGAAAAACTCCAAGCAGAAATGGAGCGTGAAGGATTACGGATTGGCTCACAAACAGCCGCCGCTAAAGCAAAACTTGAGTCCCAACAGCAGTTAGAAATATTAAAGGCTGGGATGAGAGCTGAGGAACTGCAAGCTAAACAGCAAGCAGAGGGGATGCGTATGGGTATCGACGTATCAAAATCGCGTGAGCAAATGCGCATTCAAGAGATGCAGTCTAAGCAAAACGCGCAATCTAAAGAAGGGAACCAGTGATGACTGAGTTAGAAGTACTACGCAGCAAAATACGGGAACGTATGAACGATATTGCTGACGCACTAGCAACGGGGGCTTGCCGTACATATGAGCAGTACCAACACATGTGTGGTGTTATTGAGGGTTTAGCCCATTCGGAGCGAGATATTTTAGATATGCAAGACCAACAGGAGAGATTAAATGGCTGAGATTTTAATTGGCACAAACCCGAATAACCCACAAGTTGTGGGAGCAATAGACATGGAGAAAAGCGCAGAAGAGAAAGCCAAACAACTGCCTGACCCATGTGGCTACCACATCCTATGTGCTATCCCTGAGATAGATAAGATGTACGACAGTGGCATCATTAAAGCTGACTCTACGATGCAGTACGAAGAAGCTTTGACTACAGTTCTATATGTGGTCAAGTTGGGTCCAGATTGCTATAACGATAAAACGCGGTTCCCATCTGGCGCGTGGTGCAAGGAAGGCGACTTTATTTTGGTGCGCCCTAGTGCTGGTTCACGGTTAGTAATTCATGGGCGTGAGTTTAGATTAATTAACGACGATACGGTTGAGGGAGTTGTACAAGATCCTCGTGGTATCCGCCGCAAATAAGGAATAAACATGGCTATGCAAGAATTTAAGTTTCCCGATCAGGTTGATAAGGAAGAACCACAAGAAGATCAAGTTGAGTTAGAGCTTGATGGTTATGAAGATGATTCTCAAAATCCAGAAATTGAAATAGTCGATGATGCGCCTGTTCAAGACCGTGGTCGTAAGCCCTTAGACCGTGAAGTTGAAGAACCCACAGATGAGGAGTTAAACGACTACAGCTCTAAAGTACAAAAGCGCATGAAAGAGCTTACACATGCCCGTCATGATGAGCGTCGTAAAGCAGAAGCCTTAGCTCGTACTAATGCGGAGCTAGAGCGTGTAGCCCGGCTAATGGTAGAAGAAAACCAAAAGCTTAAACAGTACGTGAATGTAGGTCAAAATGCGTATATAGACAAATCTAAGACATTAGCTGAGATGGATGTACGAACTGCTAAATCTCGATTAAAAGACGCATTAGACGCTGGCGATACCGAAACTGCTGTTGCTGCCCAAGAAGAGTTGTTAAACGCACAACTACAAATGCGTCAAGTAAACTCATTTAAAGCAACAGACTTGCAAAAACAGCAAGAACCTGTATATACTCAACCTATAACATCAAAACCAGAACCTAAGTTAGATGATAGGGTGGTTAGATGGGCAGAAACTAATACATGGTTTGAACAGCCCGGTAATGAAGATATGACTGGGTTTGCTTACGGGCTACATAATAAACTTGTGCGAGAGCATGGGGAGCAGTACACAAGCACTGATGAATACTATAGTAAAATCGACTCGGCTATGCGTCGGGCGTTTCCAGACAACTTCGATGATGTTGAGCAAGAACCCCGAGCAAAACCAAATCGCCCTAAAAACGTTGTTGCATCCGCACAACGCACAACAGCGCCTAAAAAAATTAGGTTGACTGTATCGCAACAAACTGCGGCCAAGCAATTAGGTATACCGCTTGAGTTGTACGCTAAAGAAGTAGCAAAATTGGAGGCAACACAAAATGACCGATAATCGCACCCCCCGTACCACGGAATCCCGTGAGCAAGTAGCCCGTCCTAAAGCATGGCGTCCACCGGAGTTATTACCGGAACCCATTATTCAAGATGGATACAAATATCGTTGGGTTCGTACTTCTACACTCGGCGTTACTGATCAACGTAGTATTACTGGTCGGTTCCGTGAAGGTTGGGAAGCAGTCAAATTGTCAGAACAGCCACAAATGCAAAATTTAATAGATCCAAATAGCCGTTTTAAAGGTGAAATTGAGATCAGTGGTCTATTGCTTTGTAAGATACCAAAAGAATTTGTCGAACAACGTAACGAATATTACGCAGATCAAACCCGTAGACAAGTTGAAGGTATTGAACAAAACTACTTGAGCCAGAGTGACGCCCGTATGCCGGTATTTCAAGAACGTCGGTCTACAGTCAGCTTTGGCAGTGGAAAATAATTTTAATTGGAGTTAACAAATGGCTTACCCCACTATTGACAAGCCTTATGGCTTGAAGCCGGTCAATTTGATCGGTGGTCAGGTGTTCGCTGGTGCTACCCGTAAGATGCGTATTGCTA